TCAACAGCTAGCGCGCGAGCAGCGTTCTCCTCGGTTATGCGTATGTTGGCCAGCCTTGCGGCGTTGGTCATGTTTCTGAACTGGATGTCGAGGCTCGTGACTGAACCATTTGCACGCGTCATCGTCGCCCCTATGGCGTTGAACGCATCGCTGGTCTGCCTCGTAGTCTGCCCAACGATTGAGAACCCATCAGCAGCGTTGGCAAGAGGGAGCCGCACGTTATTCAAGCCCTCGCCCAGCGTGTTGATTGGCCCTGATGCCGACCTGATGAGGTCCTGCTCCCTCGTGAGCGGGCCGATGAAGCCGCCCGGCCGAGAAAGCGCATCAGATCCAGCTTGACCGACAACAGGACGGCTTATGCGCGCTGCTGCGTCTGCCTGTGCGGCGCCTGACACCCTCACGTCCACTGATGCCTGTGCTGCAGCTTGCGATAGGCCGCGCAGTGCTGTTGCTGCCTCCGATGAAGCGACTCTGGTTGGTGCCTCCCTGTCCCGCTGCCTCAACCCCCTGATGCCACCAGCACCTCCCGGTTCGCGCAGGAATGATCCGATGCCGCCAAGCGGGCCACCCCTCGCCGAGGAGAGCTTTCCAAGCAGTGTCAGTGGGAGGATGAACTTCGCCAGCGGGATGCTGGTGATCAGCGACCCGAGGTCATTGATGGTGGACAGCACCTGCTTGAGCACGGCGAGAAGTCCGCCGAACACCTCGACAAGACCAGTCTTCTGCGCGTTCACGGCGAAGACGTTCAGCTCTGCTCTGACAGCCTTCACCTGCTCCTCTGCTGATCCGAGAACATCAGCGAGCTCTGCGAACCCTGACCCAGCAGCCCGAGAAGATATGTCGGCCTGCTGCTCTACCCTCTCGAAGTTTCGCAGGATCGTCAGGATGATTGTCGACAGGTTGCCCTTCCGACCACCAGACAGAGACTCGGCGACTGCCTGCTGTTGCTCTGCAGAGAACTCCCGGAACTGGCCACCGATGTCAGTCAGGACGGCGTCAATGCTGCGACGTGTTCCCTCCTCGTCGATCAGGTTGATTCCAGTTCCGGCGAGCGCGCCCTCGATGCGCTCTTGGCCTGCCTCTGCGAGCAGGTTCTGTGCGATACGTGCGTTCGCGCGCGCCACCGTCGATGGCTCGAAGCCGGAGAACCTGATGCCAACGGCAGTCCTGCCGACAAGCTCATCAATGGATCCGCCGGCAGCCGTCGTCACGGATGCTGCGCGAGCAACGGACTCCAGTGTCTTTGGGAGCTCAACGCCGAGCGTGTTCTGCTGCTCATTCAGCTTGTCAAGAACCTCGGTCAGGTTGAATCCTGACAGTGCGAATGCGTTGGAGACCTGAATGAGCCTGCGCGAGCCAGACTCCACGTCGATCTCCGCAACCTTCGTCGCAAGGAGGACAGTCTCCGCTGCAGCAAATGCCTCGTTTGCGTTGCCAAACGCCTTGCCCATCTCGAAGACGGCAGTCGTCACATCCTCCGTGTCGACACGTAGCCGGCGGAACGTGTTGCTGAAGTTATTGAGCGCCGTGCCCTCGTCGAAGTCTCCGGTCACCCTGCCGAGGTTGATCATGGCGAGGTTCACGTCTTTGATGGACTTCGCCACACTGGTGAACACGGAGATGACGCTCCCGATCCCGATAGCTGCCGCCGTCCACAGGGAGAGCTTGGCGGCTACAAGGAGGATTTCCGTGCCGAGGCTGCGCATGGAGAACTGCATCTGCACGAGTGACTGGGCGCTCTTGGTTGATGCGACCTGCATCGACCCCATGTCACGCGCGAGGCCACCCATCGACGCTGACAGCGGCACTCCGGCCCTCGTGTTCTGGTTCTGTGCCGTGAGGAACGCTCCGAGCTGTCCACCGCTCGTTCTGGATGCGTCACCGACACGCTTGATGGCCTGCGCCTGCGTCCTCGATGACACCTCCGCAGCCCTCGCAACAGCCTGCTGCCTAGCCACACCTCCAGACTCGATGCGGGACTGGGTAGGAGTCACTGTTGCAGCTGCGGCCGTTGATGCGCGACTGGCCACTGCACCGGTGGTCTGGCCGGCGAGCTTCAGCGTCTTGCCAAGCGCTGCGTTGACGCCGTTCAGCTCGCGCGTCAGCGAGTTCACCTGCGTCTTGATGTTGGCGCCGACGATCTGCGTTCGGCCGAGCTCTGACAGCTTCGCCTTGGCAGCAGCTATTCCCGAGAGGTGAACCCGCAGGAAAAATAGTCTGTCTTCTGGTGCCATCAGATCTCGCTGAAGTCGTCGTTGACGGATGTCTGTGCCGACAACAGCTCATCTACGAGCTTGTTGGTCAGCGTGACGTCACGCCCCTGTTGGGCGTCCTTCAGCGACCTCTCCTCGGCTTCGTCATAGCCGGCCGATGACCGCTCCTTCTTACCTCTAATCTTCGCGAAGTGACGCTCAATCGCACGATCATCGTGCCAGATCTTTTTCGGCGGCTGCTCGTCCTTCGGCAGATTCTCAAACCAAGACAGGATCATCATCGAAATATCCCATGCGTAGACGTACGTCCACGGCAGGTCTACTGCGCTGCTGATTCCTTCGGGCCATCCTGCAGACCAGTCTCCGAGCTCTCGGATGTTTCTGACGAAACCAACGAACTCGTCTGCAGTAGCGTTTTTTTTAGCTCACCGGCCCTCATGACGTCGAGGGTGGCAAACTGGTCTGTGAGGGTCTCAATGACGTCATCGTCAGCCTCCATTACCGCATCGAAGCTCTTGAAGAAGTAGCGGTTGTGGTTGCCGTGATGGCGCGTGCCGTAGAAGATCTGCCACTGGTTGTAGACGTTGGTGAACTCGTCGTCACAGTCAGCCTTGATGATGGCCCGGCGAACCTTCTCGCGCAGTTGATCGTCCGCCATCGCCTCGTACTTCTGCCTGAACGGCTCGATCATCTCGTTCGTCTTCTGCTCCAGAAGATCGACGTACTTGAGGAGGATCTTCTCCAGTGCGGCGTACTCGTCCGTGTCCGTGTCGCCCTGCCTGATGAGGTACTGGTAGCGCTCGCGCTGCTCGTCGATCTCTCCCCACTCGTCACTGCGCTCAACCTCAAGGATCGCATCCAGCGACTTCTCGCGGTAGTGCTGCGAGACAAGCCACTCCTTCACCTTGTCAGACCCATCCTCGAAGACCTGATCTACGCCGGACTGGGCGATGACGAACGCGTCGGAGTCCTCTGTCTTGTACTCAAGAACGCGACGAGCTCGCGCTGCCTGCGCAGCCTTCTGGATCTTCCGATGCTGGAACTTGTTCGGAATGCGTATCCAACACCGCAACCCATGCGAGTCAACATCAGCGGAGTACAGCATGATCGACTGCTCCTCCTGTGTGACAGGCTCCGACTCCGCGGCCTGCTCGCGCAACACTTCAACTACCCCATCGTCAGCCATGCTCACCTAACCATGTAGTTTGCATCGTGATTCTACGTTGTAGGTCAGATGTCGACGACTCGCGCGTAGAGACTGATCTCCAGCAGGGCGCCATCGCCGAGGCCGAGCGCATTCAGCGTTCCGCCAGCAACGTCCTGCGTTGCAAACGTCGGGACGAACCAGAAGCCGTCCCACGTGGGCTGGTCGACAAATAGATCGGCCTCTGACGACCACTCATACTTCTTGTTGGTCCCGTCATCTATGGCCGTTGACGTATAGAGGGTGGTCGGCTGCGGGGCAACGCCTCCGAATGACGACCATCGCCCGTTTATGCTGGCGGGCCTGATGCCGCAGTAAAAGTTGAATGTTCCACCGGCCGTGATCGGTGCGCCGCTGCCGATCTGGAGCGTGTTGTACTCATAAAAGTGCAGCTTTTGGCCGGAAGCCAGTGACCCTGCGATGTCGTCAGTGCTGATGACAAAGCACGCGTTCCGACACTGCACTGATCCTTGGTTGACGTTCAACCCGTCTGCCGCGATGATCCGCGTCCCGGTATTGCCCGGGAGCGTGTACGTCAACCAGTTGCCGACGAGGACCTTATCGACGAACTCACCGGTCCCGCCAGACCCAAGGTCATCGAGCTGCAGCCACTCGTCGCGGCTAGCATCAAGGTGACGCCTGACCAAAGGGTCGTCAGTGTCGACGGTGATCGGCGCCCCATCTACTGGAGCCACCTGATCACCGATACGAATAGGCCTGCCATTCGCGGAGATGATCCTGATGTCTGCCATCAGACGGTCTCGATCTTCGCATAGAGAGCGATCTCCACTCCGAATCCGAGCGTTGCGGCGTTCGGCGTCCCAGACGACACGTAGTACACCGGGGCGAACCACGAACCGTCAGCTGTCGCGTCTGTCACGAACAGTGCATCGCCAGCGTCGGCCGTGAAGTCGACGTTGATGGTGTTGTTGACGTTGAGATCCGCGACGACGAGCGGAGTGGAAACTGTGAAGCTACCATTAGAGGCCCAGAGATCTCCTGATACTCTGGCAACCCCAGCCTTCAGCACTCCGGTTGGCGTGGAGACGATGGCGGTGGTGGTTGTGGTTGCCTTGGCAGCGACGTAGAACTGCAGCTTCTGACTCCCCGGCAGCGTGCCAGCGATCTCGTCTTCGCTCAACTGGAAGCAGCCCCGATGAGCGTTCGGCTGCGTTATGTCGAGGTTGCTTCCATCGGGGAGGATGGTGTGCACCTGATTGAGCACGCCGGGGAGAGTGTCCGCGTTCCAGCGTCCGACCAGCATCTTGTCGGCGAACCCTCCGCCACCGCCGCCGCCGCCAGAGGCTACGTCATCAAGCTGCAGCCACTCGCCCCTGCGGGAGTCGAGGTGGCGAACAACCGTGACGTCATCGAGGTCGACAGTGATCGGCGTGCCATCGGCGGGGGCTACCTGCGCCCCCACCCTGACTGGCCGACCATTGGCCGAGATGATCTGGATGTTCTTGGCCACTGGGGCTCCTTACGGCTTGGCGCCCTTGTACACGGTCAGCTCACCGCCGTTGGACTCCCAGTTCAGGGTGAAGTCCACGACGGAGCCTGCCTGTGCGGGCGTTGCTGGGATCTGGAACTTGGCGTCCTCTACCCAGATCGTCTTGAGCGTGACCGTTCGATCAGTGGGATCGAGGATCTCGATCTCAAGTCCGACCGGGAAGCTGTTCAGCACCCCGATGGACTCCCCTGATGCAACGCCGGTGATCTGCCGCAGGAACTGGAAGATCTGGTCCGAGTCAGCAGCGCGGTAGCCGAGGTCGCCGGTGACGTCCTGTTCGGTGACCGTTCTGCCGACCGGGAGCAGCTCGCCCATGCAGCGTTCGAGCTCCGTGGTCTTGGCGCCCTCGACGGAGACCGCCTGCACGCACTTGATCTCCACTCGGCCAGACGCCTCTGCCCCACCTGACGGGATGTGGGCGTAGACCTTGATGTCTCGCCCCCTGACCGCGCCGGGCTTGGTTGTGGCGGCTGGGTGGATGGTCTGCGGGAACGACGGCAGCGTTGTGGCGTCGAAGTACGCAATGTGCACCTCTACGCCGGCGCCGGGAGGGTCGTTGAACTCGACCGTCGCAACCTCGGCCTCTGTGGTGGTTGCCGTGGTGACAACGTAGTCGTTGCTCGTCCCAGCAGTCTGCTGCGTGGTGTCGGTGATGACACCCATGACGTACTTGAACTCGTTGGACGAGAACCCGCCGACTCGGTGTCGCACAGCTGGTGCGGCCGTGACGAACGTGGTCTGGCCGGCTGATGCGACCTGAATCTCGTTCACCGGGTTGAACTGGGCCATGTAGGCCTCTGACCCGGCGAGCTCGAAGGTCTCACCAGCGTTCTCATCGACGCCGAACCGGTAGCTGGCCCGCGTCACGAAGTAGTTCGGGATGAGCACGCCAGCGTCGATGGTGCCGGCTGAACCAGTCGTCTCATCCTTCCATGGAGAGGTGATGTGCACCGAACCCATGTCACTCAAGGTGTACGCGGTTCCTGCCGGGTCGCCAACGCCACCGGAGGAGTCACCGGTGAGGAGTGCCTCGACCTCTGTGGAGACGTCAAATGACTCCATCGAGAACGACAGATCAGGGTCTTGCAACACCTTCTCTACGTTGAGGTAGTTGCCTGTCTCCCTGATCGTGTCAGAGCCGACGTTGATGTCCCCGAGGCCTGCGGACTGGAGACGGTCAATGAGAACCGTGTCGCCGCCGAGGTGGAGGATCTGTCCTGCGCGGATTGCCATTGTGTCTCCCTGTTAGACTATTCCGTTGGCGTTGAATACTGATGAAATCTTGATGTAATACTGGTTGATCAGGCGCGTCTTCAGATCCCAGAGGTAGTTCTTCTCTTGGATCACGTTGCGCACCTGTGCTGCCGGCTGACCAGCGCCGATCCAGCGCAGCGCCTGACTGCGCTTCATGGCCAAGGCGTCAGGATCGTTGCGGAACTCTGCTGGATCAGGAGCGTTTGGCGGAAACGGGTTCAGTCGCCCAGACCTTCTGCGCTTGCCGAATCCGGCGAGGAAGACGCCGCCAGTTGTGACGTGGTCTGACCCGAGCTCGATTGCACGCCAGTGCGAAGCGTTGCGTCGCAGGTATGGCTTGTAGCCAATGCCGATGCCGCGGTTGCCCAAGGCGTTCCCTGCGCCGAACGATGTGCCTCCGCCGAGAAGTCTGGTGGAGGCCCTCGACCTTGACGACTGTGTCTGCGACAGTGGGAGGACGGCGTTCCTGTAGGCCTTCAGAAGGCCGATGCTCCTGTTGGATGATGCAGGCATGCCTCGATTGGTGTTCGACGGGCGCTTCAGCCCCTTGCGGTAGAGCGATCCCCATACGCCACCCATGACGGCGTTGATGGCCTCGACCTCGGCTGCCTTGAATCCACGATCAAGGCGGCTGAAGGTCACGTTGAGAACGCGATCATTCAACCTTCCTATGCCTTGAATGGTGAGCGTCATTACCTGCGCTTGTCCTTTTCCTTCATCGCCAGTGCGTTGATTCCTAGTTCGTCCCCGCTTGCTGCGACGAGGTCGATAACGTCGGTGTGGTATGCCGCAATCTTGATCTTGACCAGCTTGCGGACAAGGTCCTGTTCCTGTTCAGTGAGCTTCGGGAAGATCTCCCTCTCAAGCCTGTCGAGAAGCTGACCTACACACCGATTCTTCCGCTGAAAGAGGAACTCTCGCCTGTCCATACCGTTACCTACGTCCTAATCTACGCCTCGAAGGTCATGTTGAACTCGTCGATGACCGCAACGTTTACCGAGTACCAGAATCGTTGCCATGGCCGAGGGTCCGAGAAGTTGAGTCTGTTGGTGAACACATCCTCGATCCAGAGCCTTTCGACGACGGTTGGCGTGGGTGTGGAAAAGTCCTTGACTGGCAATCGTGATCCAGACTCAAACCGCTCCTCGATGTGTGAGGAGATGTTCATGCCGAGCTTCTCTGTTGCTCCGAGCACGTCGAACGTGAAGCCGCGCTCCTTCCACACCAAGGGCCCTCCGATCTCGTGATCGACCGCCGGGAATGATGTCCCCTTCGTGCAGACGATGATCGTTGTGTCGAGGGGGTTGGTGAGCTCGTCTGGTTGCGAGTCCTTCAGCACGTAGGAGCCGGCGTACCCGCGGGCATCGAGATAGTCCTTCACCCAGTCCTGCATGGACTGCATGATTGGCTCTGTCCTCGATAGGGCCACACTTCCTCCTCACATACAGAATGGGGCGAGCCCGAAGGCCCACCCCAAACCGGTGCCCATGTCCGGGCAAGCTACGTCAGGATGATGCGCCCGATGCGGCCGTCCTCCGCCCCGAACAGGCTCATGCCTGCATCGCGAGCGGTCTCCCAGCGCCAGTAGAAGGCTTCCATCCGAAGCACCTGTGCCTTGGCTGTGTTCCCGTAGTAGGTCAAGCGACCTGCGTTGCGTCCGATGATCCAGATCTCGTTGTCGGGGAGCACGTCGTCGCCGTAGAAGTCCTCGAAGTTCTCGACCTGCACGACCGGGGCGCCCTTGTACGCTCCGATCTGGCCTGTCTGGAACAGCTGCTCCCGTACGTTGTCTCCGTACGTGAGGCCGATGTCGGCGAGGTTGAACAGCGCGTGACGCGTCCCGAGGAAGCTGACGTTCCCCTTGGACTGCTTCATCACGGTGCGCATGATCGGATCCACGTCAGTGTCGGCCAGTGAGCCGGCTGCCACGGAAGCGGTGAGCGCCTCGGTGTCGATGGTCGATGGGTGAGGCAGAGCCCGTGCGATCAGCTCGATGAGCCGCTTGGTTGGCAGCTGTGCGAGCTGTTCCGTGTACTGGCTCTGGAGCTTGGTGAGCGTTCCCCAGAAGTTGGTGGCAACCTCGTCCTGATGCAGGTCGAGCGCAGCAACCATCTCCTCGCGTGGCATCTGCTCACGGGAGTGGCGCAGGATGCCAGAGAGGATCTTGCCGCCCTTGCCCTGCCAGTAGGCACGAAGACCGCGGAGGTCCTCCTCCATGTAGTCGATCTCGTCGAGGCCGACAGTCTTGGTTTCGAGCACGAGTGGCACGATGTCCTGTGCCATCGCGTCGGCCCAAGCCCACTGGATGATCTCGTACGCCAGCTCTTGCAGCTCGTTCTGGTTCTGTGCCAGAGCATAGTGAGCCGAGAGTTCGGCGTTGGTCTTGTCCTTCAGGCCGTCGCGGAGCTCCTCTGGAGCAGCCAGAACCTTCTGGATCGTCTTGAGTGCCTTGCTCATCGCTGGGTCTCCTTACGCCATCAGGCGAATGTCGAGCAGCCACTCATTGGTGGTGCTGTTGATCTCTCGGGCCGCGACAACCTGTGCAAGCGGCTGGTCTGTTCCAGCAGCCTTCCAAGCGCCAGTGCCAGTCAGGTCGGCGGGGCGTGTGCCGGCGCCGTCCCAAGCGAGGAGGTCGCCAGAGGTGTAGCCACCGGCGTCAGGGGTGACAACCGTGGTTGACAGCACCCCGTCGAAGACCTGCCGCACGAAGTCGCCGTCCTCCACCGCCTGATTGACGATGTCGACTGGGCCGAAGCTCTGCACGTCAGGATTGACCACGTCCACCGGGCGCATGGCGACCGAGTAGAACTTGGATCCCGCGAGCGCAGCGCCCGAAGCAACCGTGCCTGCCACCTTCTTGACCTGACCACCGACGGTGAACTCCGCCTTGGTGTGGCCAGATCCCGCTGGCTCAACGAGGTCTCCCGGCTCAATGGTGCCCGACGCAACGTTGTGCGACAGGATCATGATCGGGGGGTTGACGATCTGCACGCGGGGAAGTGCTCCGACCCCGGTCAGCTTGTTCTTGCTGGTGTACGTTGCCATTGAGTGCTACTCCTTGTTCCCGAGGAACTTTGCGAGGCCGGCGCCAATCTGGCTTGTGGAGAGGTTGCCGCTGTTTCCCTCGACGTTGCCATTGCCGTTGAAGTTGGCCATGGCGGCCTCTCCGAACGTCTCGCCGGCTGTGTCGCCATCGGTCTTGACCTTGGTGAGCTCCGCGAGCTCTGCGACGCGATCAGACCACTCGTCGTCGTTCATGCAGCGTGCCTGCTCGGCAAGGCGCTTCGTGATCGACTCGGGCAGCTTGTCAGCAAGCTCCTTGGGCATCTCGGCGAGGCGCTCCTTGGCCATTTCGTCAGCCTTCGCGGCCTCCTCCATGCCAGAGATCTTGGTCTCCGCAGCTTCCAGCTTCTCTGTCGCCCCCTTGAGGTCGACCTCCGCCTTCTCCAGCTGCTTCGCCAGCTCGTCCTTCTCACTGCGCAGGTTCGCAACCTCGTCGCTCACGGTTGCCAGCTCATCCGCTGACGGTCGCGAGTTGAGTGCGTCGTAATCACTGCGCTTGATCGTGATGTCGTCCACTGTAGACCTCTCGTTATCGTTGTCGACGCCGTGCTTGACATCGGACCACTGTGCAACCTCTGCGCGTACCGTGTCCAGCTGGGCGTGAGGATCTGCCCCCTTCGCCCCGCGTGATCCGAAGATCAGGCCGGTCCCTGTGAAGGTTACGTCCCGTAATATACGAGCGGCCTCCCCACGCTGAAGATGCTCGCAGAGATCCTCTGCCCGCTCGACTGGCTTGATGTGCAGCTTTGAACACTCGGAGCACTCGAACGACGGAGCCTCGCACTCCATGCTCTGCATGAGCGTTCCCTGATCATGATTCAACATCACTTCAGCAGCAGCTTCCGGGAACCTGTGCGCCCAGATCGCAAGCACTGTTTCGATAGTGGCCGGCTCGGACGAGCTGGTCTCACCGTCGAGCCCCGGAGTCCTCATCTTCACATCAGCGATGACTCCGACAGCTGTGCGGAAATCGTGCATGATGGTGACTGGCATCAGCTTGGGTGTGAGGCTCTTGATGGACAGCTCGTCCTGCGTCCACATCTGACCGTTCTTGTTCGGCGTGTCAGCCTCAACGTACTGGCCTTGCAGCCAGATGATCTTCTCGTTGGGCGCTGACTGCGCAACGGACTGCGCGAACCCGAAGCTCGCTATCTCGTCAGATGACGGAGTGAACACCTTCACCGATGCGGTGAGGTAGATCTTGTCGTTGCGGATCTGCGTGACGGTCATGCCGAGTAATCTACGCTTCGAGATCAGTGTCGGTTTTCCACAGCTCGTTCGTCGTGAAGCATGTCGGGCACGCGTAGGCAGTCTGCTGGTCACCCTCGCTGTCGATCCAGTGAACCATGCCAATGTCCGCGTCGTCGTCGTCTACGTCGGTCTCACAGCCAGTCTCGCCGTCGTACTTGCATGTTGCGATGACAGTCACAGGATGTTGACCTCGTTGAACGTGGTTCCCACTGAATGCGCCCACAGTGCCGTTCCGTAGTTTGCATTGAATGATGATCCAGAGATCGTGTGCGCCAAGCTGCAGAATACCTGCATGTAGAAGGTGTCGCCTGCGCGGCACTGGTAGTCGGACGACAGGTTGAATGACTTGCTCTGCCCGACGGCCTGCTCGTCGGTCTCCTCGGAGAGGATGATGACGCCGGATGAGACGGTGCTCACGAGGAGGCGCATGCCGATGGTGACAGCTCCGCCCGGGGCCAGCCACAGGACGACGCCTCCAACATGCCACACGCCGTCGTGCTTTGCGGCAATCGCAGCTCCAGTGTTCATGCCTGAAGGGTCGTATGATGATGAGTTGAGCAGCGGCTGCGTCCAACCGCCGGCGCCGATGGCCTGATTGACGCTGTTGTAGGCCCTGCATCGCCTCACATTGTCGATGTTCCACGTCATGGTGTCTGCCTCAACTCGACGAACATGTTGATCATTGCCCCGAGCGCCGAGGCCTGCGTATCCCAGTTGAACAATGGCGCGTAGAAGCCAGATGAGGTGATTGACACCCACGGCGATCTGGAGGCGCCGAGCTCATTCAGTCCAGTCACTCCCGCCATCGCGGTGCCGGTGACGACGGTTCCGACAGTCAGCGCTCCCGACGAAACGCTCGCCGCCGGGAAGAGGTATGCGTACATCCTCGCTGATGGGTTGTTGGCTGTCGTAGCCCAGTCCAGACCGATGCGTATCTGCATGCTGATGCTCGTATCGCTGTTGCGGTACTCGTTCAGGTCGACATAGAAGATGCCTTGATACCCGTTGACGGAGTTGTAGTTCGCAGTGCCACCGTTGAACAGGACCTGACTGACGGTGAACTCCTCACTGACAACGCCAGACCTGTCAAACACCCTGATTGGAGTCATCCCCCTAAGACGTGGGTCGTTCTCCCATACGGAGCCGTTGTACCGGAGCACGTCGCCGACTGCTGCGCCGGAGTAGTTGACGTCGTTCAGGTCGTTCAGTGAGTAGATGCCGTTGCCGTCATTGGCTACGACCTTCAGGTTCCCGTCCTTGTCGTACATTCTCATGGCCCAAGCCACCTCGCGTCGAGGTAGTTGTAGGCTGACGTGCTCCCGATGCCAATGATGGACGTTCCAGTCTCTGAATAGACGTAAAACTCGATGTAGTCAGTTGGGCTTGTCGCCTCTACCATCGCGTCCATCGACATCGCTGGTTGCTGGACCCCACCTCCGTCGACCGTGCCCACCCACCTGTTCCTGTGAACCGCGCCATTCAGCCAGATGGCTGCGTATAGGTCGGTGTAGCTCGCGTAGCTGGCCGATGACAGGAGTAGGCACCCGGCCGAGATGTTCCACCACCCCAGCTTCTTGCCAATCACCAGACGGGTGTTGTTTGTCGCGTTATCGTGAGCGCCAAGCGGGTCGAGGACCTCGCCATTGAATGGCATTGACGTCCACGTTATCGCGGGCAACGACTTGATGGTGCCAGACGTCAACGTGTTGTAGATCTGCGTGTACGCGCCGTTGAAGTTGCCGTCTATCCCCCGGAGGTGGGCGGTGAGGTCATCGACGTCGGTCGATGCTCCGCCGGAGGCTGGCGTGTAGTAGCTGGGGTTCTCCGAGATGTGAAGACGGTCGCCGTCGATCTCGTCTGAACCGCCATTGATGTGACTTGGAGCATGCGCGACCTGCCCACTGGCGTAAATCCTTAGATTGCCGTTGGCGTCATACCACCTCATGTCACCTTGATTCCCATGATGGTGTACGCGATGCGATTAGCGTCACCGGCCAGCATCGTGATCGTGTCGCCGTTGGCGAGGGAGATGGTGTCGTCGACGCCGCGGTCACCATCAGCGATGTTCTGCGCGTCCATGATGAGCTTGTCGTTGGTGGTGCCGTTGACTCCGATGGACAGGGTCGTCGCCGCGCCGACGTTGGTGACCCTCATCGACTTGACCACTGTGGAACCGGAGGCTGTGAACACGGTTCCGATGCTGGTCGGAGCATATCCCTGTGCGAGTACGTCGAATGCGTCAGCCATGCGTCACCCCATCATGAAGGCGAACGCCTTGGAGGTCTCGCCCTGTTTGTCCTCTGACGGCACCCATTGGGCTCCGGAGAACTTCAGGACCTGCCCTGACGCGACTCCGGACGCCTGCCACTCGGCAGTGCCAGAGGAGTTCACGGCCATCACTTGCCCGGACGAGCCGGGCTCTACCTGAAACGGATCGACCCTTGTCTGTGCCATGTAAACCTCACCGAAACCATACCGTAGCGGGGGGGACGCACCCCCCCGCCTACCAAGTCACTCGCTTCTACATGAGGTAGTCGGCGAGGAAGTTCTGTCCGGTCACCGGTGCGTAGAGCATTGTGATGGCCGATCCAGTCACGGTGTAGTCGTTGCCGCCGCCCTGCAGAAGACGAAGACCGTCCAGATAGAGGCGAAGCTTGTCGTTCGCGGCGGGCGTGTTGGCCAGCGTGAACGCGGTGTTGGCGCCGTTGACGAGGCCGGATGGGGTCTCGTTGTAGATGAGGTCGGCAGACGCAACGCCGGTTGTGTCAACGAAGGTTGACCATGTTGCGACACCGCCAACGGTGATGAGGTGCTGGCCGTCCGTTCCGGATGGCTCAATCTGGTATGCGTCAATGCGGGTTTGCGCCATGGTTCATTCCTTCTACGAGGTGGAGTAAGTCTCTTCGTAAGGTACGGAACTACGGCAGCTGATAGATGATCGTGACGAGCTGGCCGGCGAACGGCGTGTATTCAAGCGTGATCAGCGTGCCGCCACCCTCCGTGTAGTCCTCGCCTGATCCGGGGCGCTGAAGGAGGCCATCCATGTAGACCCTCGGCGTTCCAGCGGCGTACGCAGTTGATGTGTTGAACGCCGTCTGGCCGGAGGCAACGTTGAAGTCTTCTCGCACGATTGCGCCAGTCGTCCCGATGACGCCACCAGATGGGATGCCGGGGCCTATTGCCGTAGAGAGAGACTCCGTGAGCTCTCCCTCAAAGTAGACACGATCCACGCCCGGGACTCCGGAGGCGACTGCAGAGGAACCGATGCCGTCGTATGTCACGCGGTCTATGCGGAACGTCTCGCCATGGACAACGAACGCTCTGGCGCCGACGACACCAGACGGGTAGTCGCCCTCGTTCAGCCGCAGCCACACCCTGCTGTTCTCGGCAATGCCCATCTTCTGCGAGACGCCCTGCTCCTCCGACGATGGGAAGCTGTTGATCTTCGTGGCGTTCGCGGTGATGGTCGGCGGGACGACGATGGCAGATGGTGCCTGTAGTGGGTCAAGAGCTGTTCCGGTCTCTGGATCAACGTAGACCCCGGACGCGTACCCATACGTGGACGCGAAGTGGAACGTGACTGGCGTCCCGAGGTACTGCACGAGTCGACGCTGCGCCTCGCGGAACCCGTCTATGTCTGGCACCTCTGGCATCTACTCGTAGAACCAAGGCTCGATTTGCCGGTTGAGCTCCGGGGCCCGCGCGTCAAGTGTGTTGACGAACACCTCAAGGTTGCCGCCGGCGACCTGCTTCAGGTTCTTGATGGCGTTGTCCCTGTCGGCCATGAGGGCCCGAAGCTTGTCCCTGATGACTGCTGACGACTTCTCGTACGACCAGTCGGAGCCCTCGTCCTTGATGGACTCCTTCGTCTTCAGCTCATTGAGCGTGCCGACGCACGCATTGATGGCCGCCTGAATGGAGACGAGGACCTGCACCTCGTAGGGCATCTCTGGCGATACGTCGAACTCCTCCGGGTAGTTCGTGATCGCGTTCCTCTGTGTCACCGACAGCGTGTATGGGAAGTCTGATCCAACACAGAGGGAGATGTTGCTCACCGCATCAGCGGTAACGTCCTTGATCATGTCATCCGTGTAGTTCGCGGCGGCGAAGGCGGACGCAACGCCCGGATCCAGCGCCCTGCGCACAAGTGGGATCATGATCCTGACATCGGTAAGCGTAGGCACCCTAGTTCACGTCCTCGTACTGCCTCTGCAGCTTCTCGTTCCTGCGGTCGATTGCCTCCTGCTGCTTGTCAACAGCGTCAGAGACCTTGACGACGACGTCCTTCTTCAGGTCGTCCTCCTTGATGCTGACGAGGCGACGCACCTTCGTGATCCCGGCGATGTCACCGATTGCCTCGATCATCTTGATCGCCGGCTCGAACTCTCCGGCGATGAGGTGCTCCTCCATGGCGCGCATGTTCGCGTGCCTGCCGAGGTCTGGCTTGTCCGGGTGCTCTGACTTGCCCTCCGGGATGCGCTGGACAAGCTTGCGGTCGATGGGGTTGGACTCGCGCTTCTCGTGGACATCCTTCGACGCCTCGACCTCATCATCCGTCATCGTGATGATCTGGCCCGGACGAAGCGCCTTGCTCTTGAGCTGTCCAGCGTGATCCTTCTTCAGGACGCTCACCAGAAGGTGTGACGTGTTCTGGTATCGACCGCTATCGTCTCTCGTCAGTTTTGCCATCATCATTCTCCTATTGGTTTGTCGTCGCCCGTGCCGGGGTCAAGGTCGTCCTCGACATCCTCTCTGCGCGGCCGACCAGTTGAGTCGGATGTGTCGCCAGAGTTCGGGACGTTCTGTGCAGTCATGATCTCATCGAAGCCGGCGTCAACCTCTCGCTGCCGCTCTGCCATGGCCGCCTCGGAGTCGTATCCAGCGGCCTCCACCGCCCAGCTGCGGGGGATGTCTCCGCGGTCGCGCAGCTTCAGCACGTAGTCGACGAAGAACTTGTCGCCGGAGAGCGTCACCGGCGGGAACCATAGGCGGGGTGTTCCCTGCTTGAACACGCCAGAGTTCCTCAACGCGATCTCGTTGTAGAGATCACCCTCGATCATTCGCTTGATCAGGTGGCGGTCGGACATGATGTTCGATCCGACGATCTCCGCCTCCGGCGTGCCGCCGCCCTCGATGCGCCCGAACTCGAAGTCAGGAAGGCGCAGGAGTGATTTGGAAATCTTACGGCCAAGCAGGTTGCGCTTGCTGGGATCGAGCAGCGCCTCCATGCTTGGCATCAGGATCTCAAGCTCCAGCCGGTGATCGCCGACCATCACGCCGGTTCGCGCAGACTGCTGGACGATTCCCTGCAGATTGTTGATCTCCGCCTGCTGCGCCGGGAGGTTGTCAGAGCCCTTCTTGGCGACGATCAGGAAGTTGATGCCGCCGTTGAGGAGCGCGTAGTCCATGAGGTTCAGCAGTCGTTTGGCCTCCGCCAGCCCGAATGCCCTGCGAAGCGGAACAGGTCCATACTTCGACGCCCATGGCCGAGTGGTCAGCGTGTACCGCGTGACCATGTTCGGGTTGAGGATGTACGGGTTCTGCAGCCCTTGCAGGAGGTCGTCCTCCTGTGTGACGGCGTTCTGCTCAAACTTCTCCGTGTAGAGCTGCATCGCTACAGGATTCAGCTGAAGGAGCTCGCGCTGATCCGTCGCGGAGATGCCCGGGTTGTCGCGCGCCTCAAGCATGCCGGCCGTGAGCTGGTCGACGTCCTGAACCAGAACTGGCTCGCCGAGCGTCCCGGCAGAGACGACCCTGATTGATAGCGGGTTGAGGTACGTGATCTGCGGCATGATGATCGACGGGTTCCTGCCGGCCTTCTTTGGCTGCGGAACCTGAACCGACTGGAAAACCTTCAGCATGTAGACGTTGTTCGTCGTGATGAGGCTCTCGTACAGCTCGCGGAAGCGGTGATCAAGGTTCATGTGCGCTGCCGCGGCATTGAAGAACCTGACGGTGTCGGCGTCCGGGTGGAGATTCTTCATCCCCTGAAACGCTGTGGCACTCATCATCCCGATGGTGTTGGCGACGTCGTCGTCCTCATCGACGAGGCGCATCGCGAGCTCCATCTCCTCGATGATGTCGTCGGGTGGAACCCATGACTGGCGGACAAACAGCCCTGCCGGCGCCGTCTGACGCGTCGAGAACGACCCACCGCCGGGACCCGCAGATAGCGCTGCAGACTCAACGATGTCGAGCCACTTCTCCGACACAACCTGACGCACCTGCTCATCTGGCAGGCCTGTCTTGTTCATGACGGCCACGTTCGCGCCTGTTTCCAAATGATCATCCATCGTTTGCATAATGTACCCCTATTGAGGCCCGTACGTGAACCCAACGGCACGCGAACATATCTGGTGAAGATGCGTCAGTCGCTCCACTGCTCGCTCCGCGATGGTGCAGGCAGAGTCGACGCGCTTCTTCGTCCCGAACAGGACCGGGTTTGCCCTGATGACCGGCGCCATCTTCTCCTTCTGTGATGTGTACTTGGAGTGGACGCGAGAGAACGTCAGCGACTCTGCCTCCTCCCACTGCGTGTCGATGAACTGCTTGATCGTCATCAGTGCGACAAGGGTTTCCTCCACTTCCGCGGCCATGTTCCCGGCCTCGATCATCTCCTCGATGAGGGCCTCTGCGCGTGCGCGAGCAGTGTTGTCAACGGTCCAGCCCTTGATGCGGAACTGCATGGCGCTCTGAACGATTGTCAGTGACTTCTGAACGGCGCCCTCGATCCGGTCGGAGTTCTCGCCGGTGAGGTCAGAAGCCTTCGATTGCGATGTCGAAGACCGGGGCTTGGTAGGCACTTGCTACCTCCAGTTCATGTGCGCGGTCGACAAGGGCTGCCATCCGCAGGGCGTCAAGGGTGTGGAAGGCGTTGGGCTTCCGGCTGCCGGTCAGCCGCGCTACCGATTGGACGCGTTGCTGGTGTTCGCCAAGCATGTCTGATGTGATCTCTCGGTCAAACGGGATCAGCAGCTGGCCGGAGTCCACCCACTCACGCAGGTATCGCGTAGTGGCCTCGATCACCGTCATCTTGATCTCGTCGCCGGTGTTCTTGTCCTCTCCGACGCGGATCTTCTCGTTGAACTTCCAGCCCTTCACGAGCGACAGCATCGTCGGATCGGGGTTGTCCTCGTCCTCCTGCAGCTCCTGAAAGATCGGGAAGCCGATCCCAGTGATGTCCATCCCAATGCCTTGAATGTTGTTGTCCCACTGGTAGATCAGGCGGACGAGCTTCCTGATCTGCTTGCTGGTGAACCGCTCAAGGGTGAAGCGGCGGATGATGCCGAGCCGATTCGTCTTGCCGTGCTTGAGCTCGCCGAGGATGACGCACACAGTTGGAGAGTTCGTCAGGCCGATGTCGATGCCGGCGATGGTGTTCTTGTACTTCTTGCCGGGGAAGTCGATGACATGCTCCAGCTCCATGCCCGCTTTCTGGATCTCCTCCCACCTGAAATGCTGGCTGACGTACTCCGTCTGGTTGTAGTGCGAGTTGCGATTTTGATCCACACACGCCATCAACCTTGCGGTGACAAAAATCGGCGACGAAGCGGACCCGGGTTCGCCTAGAATGTTGCGGCGATAATCAGGCGATGACTCACCACCGTAGGCCGCTATCGCTGCTGCTTTTTCCTCCGGCCCCCAGCCGGGTCGTTGGAGGGCGGTGAGGTTGTAGAGCGCGAAGTCCCCGGAGGTTACTCGCTGTGAGAACCCGCCGCCACGGACGCCTCGATGCACGCCGTAGAAGTGGTAGTGGAAGTCCGAGACCTCCTTCATTACGGTCTCATGCACCTCGGTCCAGCCGGCGTCTGGGTAGTCCTGCGCCTCCTCGATCATGAGGTCTGGCTGGTGCTGGCCCTTGACGCCGCGGCCGTCCCGGTTGGGGATGCGGCCGATGATCTTCGTCCCGTCAGCGTAGTCAACTCCGAATGGGTTGTGGTGGAAGCCTGTCTTGCCTGATCGCGAGCGGTCAAGGCACTCGCGGAGGAGGCGGCACCCGTCGATGACGTTCTCGATGCTGTCGGCCAGCGGCATGAGGTGGAGAAGCTCTGGAGCCGTGATGAGGAGGTTCTGCTGCGCCCGCCGGAAGTAGTGCGTAAACGCCCACACCTTCTGGCGCTCCGTCTTGCCAACAGAGCGAGCGCAGGCGAACCCTGCGTAGTGGTCGTCGGCCCGGTTGAACGCGACCTGATAGTCGCGAACCCTGTAGCAGCCAGAGAAGGGGACGTTGTTTGAGTCCTTCCAGCAGAACTCTGGTGAGATGACCGGATCCTGCAACATGGCAATGAGCAGGAGGTCGGTGTCGCTGAACCGGTTATCGCCGTGCTCAAGCGTGCCGTTGAAGTCGTCTGGCCCATACTCACTCATTCATGAACCTGCCCCACGCCTTGTCCTGA